CCTGAGCCGGGATTCATCAGAAGTATTACTCTTGTTAATTATATTGACGAGGATGGTGATGAAGGCATGGGAGTAAGAGAAGAAAAGCATCATGATTTATCATGATAAAATTAACCGCTAAGAAGGTGGGATAAAATGGCTACATATTACCCAAAAACAGGAAAGTTAGTAGATGAATGGAGCGTTGAAGATGTACAGCAACAGCGACCCGATCTTACTTGGGAGCAAGCCTCTAATGTACTTGGAAGTATAGCTAGTAACTATGACTCAGAAATTGGCATGAACTGGGCAGTCATTGATTGTGCTGCTCAGATAGAATATCCAGAGGAGATTAGATAATGGATAAAGATCCAGTGATAGCAGACCTTGACCGATGGCAGGAAGAGCAAGAAGAAAATGATATTGACAGAGAACGTGCTGAATACTTAGCAGATCAAGAGGATTATTATGATGATGAAGACTGATACATTAAAAATTAAAGAAGAAATGCGGGATGAAATAGCAGTTCAAATCCGAGAATACCTAGCCAAAGGGGGTGTTATAACCCAAATACCCCGTGGTATGCAGCAGTTTGACCCGAAGAAACCAATATATATTGATTCAATATTCCGAAAAGGAGAAAGAAAATGAATAGCATAGTAACTCATATCAACCCTTTATTCGCTCAAGGTTATGGCTCAGCAGACTTTGATGTATCTAAACGTCCTTTGTATTACAAGCATAATGGAACTTTTGATGGCTCAGAAAGAACTGTAAGGACTGATAAGTATGCAATTGTCAGGCCAAACAACGGCGCAGTACTAGGTTACTGTGGTGCTAACTATCAGTTAGTTGAACACAAAGATATGATCGACAACCAACGCCAAATTATCGCTCGAAGTGGGCTAGATATCGAAGGCATTGAGGAGAAGATTGTTACTGATGCAACAGGTTCTAAGTGCTACATAACTCATGTGCTTCCAAAGCACGAAATCACTACTCCTGATGGAGACACAGCACACCTTAGCTTCTTGGGTGTCAACAGTTATGATGGTACTTTTGCTTTTATATTATCAGTAGGTGCTAGGCAAACAGCCTGTATGAATGGTCAGGTATTTACTAGTGGTGCTAGTACGGTCTACAAAGCAAGGCACAGCAGAAAGTTAAACATACAACATGCTGCTGCGGTGGTAGGTAACTCAGTTAAAATACTTGAGAATGAGCAGCACCTCTGGCATGAGTGGCATCATACTCCTATGGATAACTCAGAAGCTACTGACCTTATCAAAGAGATTGCCGGAATGGACAAGGATAAAGTTTACTATTCCTTGCATGAGATGCAGCGAAACTCTACTTTTAACTACTTATTCCTTGCATGGCACAGATATCAGCGTAAGTTGGGTAAGAATAAGTGGGCTTTTTATAATGCTCTTACTGATTGGTCTACTCATTCTAATGCCGGACGAGTATCAGCACAGCCTAATATTGCATCTATCAGGGCTAAGCGGGCTGATAAAGTACAGAAGTTCTTAAATAAATTAGCAGCCTAGGAGAAATAAAATGCTAGGACACAAAGAGTTTTACGATAAAGTAGAAGATCAATGGTGTTATCTGTGGGCTTTATGGAGCGTTAATCCTCCTCCTGTGTTCCAAAAGTTTCTAATATTCTATGAGCGTAAGGTCTCTGCTGATGCCACTAACGAAGCTGAGCGTCAGCAGATATGGAGGTTACGAAACTTTAAAATGATAGAAGATGAAATGCCTGCTATGATTGTTAAGTATATTGCTGAGAAGAGGTTTTAATATGAAAAAGTTTATTGTTAGTGAGATAGAGCAGACCGTGCATTACTTTACAGTTGAGGCAAACACACCGCAAGAAGCTCGGGAAACATTCTCAGATATGTATGAAGAGCTTTGGGAATCTCAAGAACATAAGACACGGCATATTGAAAGTTATGTATACGATGTCAAAGAGGTGACAGACAATGAAGCAACATCTATTAATTAAAGATCAGTTGGTCAACGCCAAGAGAGGTGATACGTTTGTTACTGAGTACTATCTTGACGGGTGGCGTAACTGTGAGATTACTATAGGCAGCAAGTGGGCTACTATTAAACCTATGTTTGGCAAAAGCATAGTAACCAAGATGCTTGTATCTAAGATGAAGCGTGAGCTTGCTGAGATGTACTGGCACTCTGCTTCTATCGATGCTCATTATAAAGCGGTTGCCAAGGGTCGTAAGACCAAGGGCATTAACTGGAAGAAAGAATATTAATAACCATAAAAGGAGGTGAAAAAAATAACACAAAACGCTTGACACGATGTTAACCTAGTTAGTATAATTTCTAACAAGAACCAAGCAACAGTAAATGTAAAACCACTAGAGGAAATGTTATGCCAGTACTAGAAGGAACAGCTTATTGGGCTTCAGTGAAGACCCCTAACACAACTTATGAGCCTACATACTCAGTAAACTTAGTAGTCGATGAGGCTACTGCTGAAGACTTCAAGACTCGAGGGTTTACTGTAAAGCCCACTGAAGATGGCCCTGCCATTATCATCAAGCGTAAAGTTAATGGGCCTCGAGGTATGATTCGAGATGCTCCTAAGCTTTATGATCGCTCTAAGAACGAAGTTGATTGTCAGGTTGGCAATGGCTCTCGTGTCAAGGTTCAGTTTAAAGAGTGGACTAGTGAGCGTAATGGTCAGACTTTCAATGGTCTTGACTTCATGGCTATGCAAATTATTGATCTTGTACAGTACTCAGGTCAAGCAGGTGATGAGTTTGATTCACTTGATGATGAGCTTGAGGACGAACTATGAGTGACAATAAAAGACTATACGAATCCAACGGGGTCGAGTACAACATCGACCTCTTAGGAGGAGAAGCAGTAAAAGTATTTGACCATCTTGCACATCTAAGAAATGAAATAGAGAAAGCTAACAATCAGGTAATGTACTACACCTATGCAGCTAATACTTTATTACATACCTTAGATGCATTACTAACCGATGAGGCGGTACTTGGGGGCGAATAGCCCCCTCTTTTTTGGGAGCAATAAAATGTCATTTGTTAAAACTAAACTACCCTGTCCGCAGTGTGGTGGCAGTGACCCAGTGGGTCTTAACGAGGACGGTTCAGCTTATTGTTTTAGCTGCTCCGAACGTATACCGAACTACTATAAAGCTGTGTCGGGAGGCTCAGACAGCTATAAAGCCCCTCCTAGCATGCAGAGTTCACCTGTTGTAGAGATGCAAACATACAGGAACAATGCTGCTATTACTTCTGATGGGGAGTTCAACGCCCTAACTGATCGCAAGATATCTTTAGAGACTGCTAAGAAGTACGCAGTAAAGTCTTCGCTTAATACTAAAAGCGAGATAGTCTCCCACTCTTACCCCTACTACAACATCAATGAGGTAGCGGGCTACAAGATTCGAAACACCACAGATAAATTGTTTACTTGGACAGGTAGCTCCAAGGACACAGGTTTATTTGGTCAGCAGTTGTTCAGGGATGGTGGTAAGTATATTACTATTACTGAAGGTGAGTGTGATGCTATGGCAGCTTACGAAATGTTAGGGTCGAAGTGGCCTGTCGTAAGTCTTAAGAACGGCGCAGCAGGTGCTGTTAAAGATGTCAAAGAATCTATAGAGTTCCTCGAGAAGTTCGAGTCAATCATTATTAGTTTTGATAACGATGCTCCGGGCCGTGATGCAGCAGTCAAAGTGGCAAGGCTATTATCACCCGGAAAAGCTAAGATCATTGGGTTCCCCGAGGACGTTAAAGATGCTAACGATATGCTTAAGATTAATAGGCAGAAGGATTACGTTAGTTTGTGGTGGGAGGCTAAGACTTACACACCAAGCGGCGTACTAAACGCAGCAGATCTTTATGAGAAGTACACCAACAGAGAGAAGAAAGAATCTATTCCTTATCCTTGGAAGGGGCTTAACCAGAAACTGCTAGGCATGAGGCGTGGTGAGTTAGTAACTCTTACTGGCGGCACAGGGCTTGGAAAGTCTAGTGTGACTCGAGAGATCGAACACTGGTTGATAAACAACACAGAAGATAATGTAGGCATTGTAGCCCTCGAAGAAGATTACCTTAGAACTCTTGATGGCATTATGTCTATCGAGGCTAACAAGATGCTGTATGTTGAATCAGTAAGAGAAGACTTCGACAAACAAGAAGAGAAAAGAATCTACAACAAGCTATTCCACAACGACAGGGTGTGGGTTCATGCACACTTTGGTGCTACTGATGTAGATGAAATATTCTCTAAGCTTCGCTTTATGATTGTAGGATGTGACTGTAAGTGGGTTGTGATTGACCATCTTCACATGCTGCTCAGTGGCTCTTCAGATGGTGATGAGAGGCGAGTACTGGATAACATGATGCATAGGCTACGCTGCATTGTTGAGGAGACAGGGGCAGGTATGATCTTAGTCTCTCACCTTCGTAGGGTTGATGGTAATCAGGGACATGAGAACGGTATTAATGTAGGACTCAATCACCTTCGAGGGTCTCAGAGTATCGCTCAGTTGTCTGACTGTGTACTAGCACTCGAACGCAATCAACAATCAGAAGACCCTGAAGAAGCTAATACCACTCGTGTTAGAGTCCTTAAGTCTAGGTACACTGGTGACGTAGGCATGGCAGCACACTTGCTGTATGATAGGAACACAGGGCGACTCAATGAGGTTGACCCTCATGAAGAAGATGAACTAGGTGAAGTAATATGAATAAGAATTTAGTCTTCGATGTGGAGACAGATGGCCTCAAACCTAAAGAAATATTTTGTATTGTTACCCATGATGTAGACACACAAGTGACTTCGGCCTTCGGGCCGGACGAGCTTGATAAAGCTTATGAAGTTTTATTAAATGCTGACAAGCTTATAGGTCACAACATAGCTAACTACGACATACCTGTTATTAAAAATCTAGCAGGTGTAGATCTTACAAGTAAAAGAATCATAGATACTCTAGTGCTTTCAAGGTTGTTCAATCCTACTCGTGCTGAGAACCACAGCCTAAAGAGTTGGGGCTACCGCCTTAACTTTCCTAAGACTGAGTTTGATGAGTTCGATAGCTACACCCCAGAGATGCTACAGTACTGTAAGAACGATGTGCTTTTAAACTATAAAGTCTATGAAGCTCTGCGCAAAGAAGCTAAAGGGTTTTCTATCGACAGTATTAATCTTGAGCATCAGGTAACTGTGCTGCTTAAGGAACAAGAAGATTATGGTTTCTTGTTTGATCAACGCCACGCTAGTCTGCTGCTCGCTGAGCTTACTGAAAAGGTAGAAGACATAGTTGAAAAGGTGCATAAGGTTTTTAAACCTAAGCGCATCGAGACTAAGTTATATCCTAAGCGTCTTAAGGATGGCAGGATGAGTAAGATGGCAGAGACCCTTGAAGGAAAGAAAGTCCGTCTGTCAGTTGAAGAACACAAAGAAATGATGGAGAAAGGAACTATTACTTTAGTTAAGTTAATACCTTTTAACTTAGGTTCCCGTAAGCAGATAGGTGAGTACCTTAAAGAGTTTGGGTGGAAGCCTAAAACCTTTACACCTACTGGTCAGCCAATCATCGACGAAGGTACACTTAACAAGATAAAGAATATACCAGAAGCTTTAATGATTGCTGAGTACTTAATGCTTCAGAAGAGAGTGTCACAGATTAACTCTTGGTTCAAAGAACTGGACGAAGAGGACGGCAGGGTACATGGTTATGTTAATCATAACGGTACTATCACAGGCCGCATGACTCACAGGAACCCCAACATGGCTCAAGTGCCAAGCAGTAATGCTCCCTACGGCGAAGCATGTAGAGCTTGTTGGGTAGTTCCTCCTAAACATAAACTGGTGGGTATAGACGCTAGTGGACTTGAGCTTAGAATGTTAGCTCACTACTTAGAAGACGAGGACTTTACAAATGAAATTCTCCACGGAGATATTCACACAGCTAATCAAAACGCAGCAGGACTTCAATCAAGAAATCAGGCTAAAACATTCATCTATGCACTTATATACGGAGCAGGAGATGGAAAGCTTGGGTCAGTGGTTGGAGGAAATAAAGCCGAGGGTAAGAGACTTAGAGAATCTTTCCTCGATAATATACCTGCATTTAGATCTCTTGTCCGAAGAGTGGAAAGAGCGTCAGCAAAGGGTTACCTCAAAGGGCTAGATGGACGCAAGATTATTATTAGATCACAGCACTCAGCACTCAATGCTTTGTTACAGGGAGCAGGTGCTATTGTAATGAAGCAAGCACTAGTATTCTTTAGTGCAGAGATAAAGAAGTTTAATGCTAAGATAGTAGGTAACATCCATGACGAATGGCAGGTAGAAGTTTCTGAGCTACATGCCGAAGAAGTAGGTAAGCTAGGAGTAGCAGCAATCAAGAAAGCAGGTGATGTGCTAAATCTTAAATGTCCTCTGGACGGTGAATATCAGATAGGAGATAACTGGAGTGAAACACA